CATCTTCAGCTAAAATTACCGGTTCATTTGAAATGACAGAACCAGCTCATTCAGCATTATTTAATCGTAGAGTTGTTGGTGGTGAAATTTTAATAGTTAATAAATACTTAATCAACGATTTTGAGAAATTAGGTATTTGGGGAGAAGACTTAAAAAATGAAATTATTATGAACGAAGGCTCAATTCAAAATATTAATTTTAATAACTATCTTGACCCTGAAGATAAAAATTATAAAAAGAAAGTTAAGAGAGTAGAACATTTAATTCCAAAGTATAATACAATTTGGGAGATATCTCAAAGAGAATTAATTGATATGGCAGCTGATAGAGCACCGTTCATTGACCAATCACAATCAATGAATATCTATATGTCTGAACCAACATTATCAAAGATTTCATCGTCTCACTTCCATTCTTGGGGTAAAGGATTAAAGACTCTTTGTTATTATGTTAGAACAAAAGCGATATCAACCGGAGCTAAACATTTGGCGATGGATATATCAAAAATACAACAACCAAAAATAACTGTTGAAAAACCAACAGTTGAATTAGTTAAAAAACCGGAGGATTCAGACTTTGAATGTTTTGGATGTGGTTCTTAATTAAAATAAATTATGATATAAATCACGACATATGTCGTGATTTTTTATTTTGGGGTATTTATTAGAAATAATTGTGGCATTATATTTATAGTTATGAGTGATGGTAAAACATATGGGATTAATTTTCCTTTTAGAGATTCGTATGATGGTAAGTATTTAGACCTTTCTGATTATAATGACCAAGAGATTAGAAGTAGTTTAGTTCATTTATTATTGACAAGAAAGGGTACTAGATATTATTTACCTGATTTTGGTACTAGATTATATGAGTTTATTTTTGAGCCTTTAGATGGTCCAACATTTTCGGATATAGACGCTGAAATTAGGTCTTCAGTGGAAGACTACATTCCTAATATTACAATAATAAATATTAGTATTACCGCCGCATCAGATGGTGAGGAGGATAAAGGTACTTATGTTGATGGTAATGATGATAGAGTATATAGAGTTCCTGGTATTGGAACTAAAGAACATACCGCTAAAGTTAGAATAGATTATAAAGTTAATAATGATGTGTTTAATCAAAAAGATTTTGTAATTATTAATATTTAATATTATATGGCAAATAAGAAAATTTCATACACAACAAGAGACTTCCAATCAATCAGAACGGAATTAATAAATTTTACAAAAACTTATTATCCTGATACCATTGAGAACTTTAACGATGCTTCAGTATTTTCGGTATTAATTGATTTAAATGCTGCGGTAACGGATAATCTACAATTTAATATTGATAGAAGTATCCAAGAGACTGTATTACAATATGCTCAACAAAGGTCATCAATTTATAATATTGCAAGAACTTATGGGTTAAAAGTTCCTGGTCAACGACCATCGGTTGCTTTAGTTGATTTCTCAATTACAGTTCCTGCTTATGGGGATAAGGAAGATTTAAGGTATTGTGGTATATTAAGACGAGGTTCTCAAGTTAATGGTGCCGGACAAGTATTTGAAACGGTATATGATATTGATTTTTCATCACCATTAAACGCTGACGGATACCCAAATAGATTAAAAATACCAAATTTTGATTCAAATAATAAGTTATTAAACTATACAATAACTAAAAGGGAGACCATTGTTAATGGTATTACAAAAGTCTTTAAAAGAGTGGTAACATCAAACGATGTTAAACCATTTTTTGAAATGTTCTTACCTGAAAAAAATGTATTGGGTGTAACTAGTGTTTTATTAAAGGATGGAACACAATATGCCAACATTCCATCATCACAGGAGTTTTTAGGGTTAGATGATAGATGGTATGAAGTACAAGCTTTAGCTCAAGATAGAGTTTTTATTGAAGACCCAACTAAAGTATCGGATTCACCAGGAATTAAAGTTGGTAAATATATGACTACTAATGATAAATTTATTACTGAATATACTCCGGAAGGATTTTTTAAACTTACATTTGGTGGTGGTAGTCAATCTGCTGATGAACAATTAAGAGAGTTTGCGAGAAACGGGTATGAAATGAATTTAAACAAATACTCCAATAATTTAGGGTTAGGTAGTACGCTTAAATCTAATAGTACAATCTTTATCCAATATAGAATTGGTGGTGGAACTGGTTCTAATTTAGGTGTTAATGTTATTACTCAAATTGGTAATGTTTCGTTTAGTGTTAATGGACCTTCAGACTCTGTCAATACCAGTGTTGTTAATTCGTTAAGATGTACGAATGTTACCGCGGCAATCGGTGGTGGTAATTACCCAACAACAGAAGAAGTTAGAAATTTAGTTACTTATAATTTTGCGGCTCAAAATAGAGCAGTAACGATAAATGATTATGAATCGTTAATTAGATTAATGCCGTCTCAATTCGGGGCTCCGGCAAAAGTCTCAATAACTGAAGAAAATAATAAGATAAAAATCCAAATGTTATCTTATGATGAGAATGGTAGTCTTACTGAAATTGTTTCAAATACTTTAAAAAATAATGTGGCGAACTATTTGTCAAATTATAGAATGATTAATGATTATATATCAATTGAGGTTGCTAGCGTAATTGATTTAGGTGTTAATGTTGATATTGTATTAGATAATACACAAAATCAGGGGGCAATCATTTCTAAAGTGATAAACATTGTTTCGGATTACTTCGCACCGACTAATAGACAAATGGGTGAGAATGTTAATGTTTCTGAATTAAGACGACTAATTCAAAGTGAAAACGGTGTAATATCATTGTCTGATATACTTTTCTTTAATAAAGTGGGGGGACAATATTCTTCGTCTCAAACATCTCAAAGATACTCTGACCCTGGAACAAAACAAATTGAATTAGTTGATGATACCATTTTCGCAGAACCAAAACAGACTTATCAAGTTAGATATCCGAGTAAAGATATTAACATTAGAGTTAAAAATCTTAAAACCGTTAATTTCTCTTAGTAATTTATTTTAAAATAATATGGACTATCTTTTGAAAATAGTATATAAACTATTTATTAAAAAAGAATATTATGTCCAATTCATTTAGAATAAGAACCAAACCTGGTGTTGATACCTCAATTAAAGTTTTAATAGACCAAGAATTTGAGTATTTGGAAATACTTTCTTTGAAAGTATTGCAAAGTCAAATCTACACTAGACAATGCTCCGATTATGGGGTTATTGTTGGTCGTGTTAGTGTTAACAATGGATTTGGTATTCCAAATGCTAAAGTATCTGTATTTATTCCATTAGATAAAGCAGATGAATCAAATCCTGTTATATCTGATTTATATCCTTACAAATCATTAATTGATTTAAATGAAGATGGGTATAGATACAACTTACTACCATACACTAAATCACATAGTGGTCACAACCCAACGGGAACTTTTTTCACTAGACAAGATGTATTAACTGACCCAACCCTAATTGAGGTTTTTGATAAGTATTATAAATACACAACAACAACTAATAGTAGTGGTGACTATATGATTTTTGGGGTACCACCTGGTTCTCAAACAATAGTTTTAGATGTTGATTTATCTGATATAGGTGAATTTTCATTATCTCCTCAAGATTTAGTTAGAATGGGTATTGCAACACCAAATCAAGTTGCGGGGGTTAATTTTAAATCATCAAGTAATTTACGGGAATTACCTCAAATTATATCAATTAATAAGGTAATAACAGTTGAACCATTATGGGGACAACCTGAAATATGTAATTTGGGTATAACTAGAACAGATTTTGACTTATCATCTGAGGCTAGTATTGACATTAGACCAACATCTATTTTTATGGGGTCAATAGTATCAACAAATAATGATGATGTTGTAAAACGAAATTGTAAACCAAGAGTTAAGTCAGGGGCTCAATGTTCTTTAATTGCTGGTCCGGGAGAAATATTGGCAATACGACAAACTATCTTTAAGGATGTTAATGGATATCCGGTCCTTGAGACAGTCGATTTAGAAGAAGGGGGTCAAGTAATTGATGAGAATGGTACTTGGTTATTGGATGTGCCAATGAATTTGGATTATTTAGTGACTAATGAATTTGGTGAACAAGTTATATCTGATGACCCTAAGAAAGGTATACCAACTAAGGCTAAATACAGATTTAAGGTTAAATGGAATCAATCGCCATCATTATCGGAAACAGTTAGACGAGGATATTTTTTAGTTCCTAACATTAAAGAACACGGTTGGGATACTAGCTCCCAAGACCCATTATCAAATGTAAATAATACGAATTATCAAGAAGCTTTAAAATCGTATTCGTTTAGTTTAGATTGGAATGATTATGCGGATATACAATCAGGTATTAATTGTGATGATACCTTTTATTTAATGCAGTATAATAAAGTTTATACAGTATCTCAATTAATTGACCAATATAGGAATGGTAGTTTTCCTAATCAGATTATTAGTATAAAAAATATTTTAGATGATGCGTGTGAGAGTGATAATAATAAATTTCCGGCTAATGATTCGGTATTTAGATTTGATTTAATTTATTTTATCTTTTGGATAATGTTATTTTTATTTAGACCAATTTTTATTGTTTTAATCCCTGTTGTACATATTTTATGGTTTGTTTTAAAAGTTTTGGCGATTATCTGTATTATAATTCTTGTTCCTGTATTGCTTGTAGTTTCAGCAATTTGTAATGTTATTAAAATTATTTTAAGTATATTAGGAATACTTCCATTTGGTATTGGTAAAAGATTTAGAAGAACTAGAGATAGTTTCAGTTGTATGACACTTGCGCAGATTAAAGACCTTGGAAATCAACTTCTTTCTTTTCCTGATAAGTTAAAAAATATTAAAATACCTAATTTATCTTATCCTGATTGTTCTTTTTGCGATTGTGGTGACCCAGATAATTTACCAAAGGAAGATAAAGATGTTGAAGAGTTGCAGATTGATATGGAAGGTGTTACAATTCCGGAAGGTGGTGGACCATCACTTTTAACTCAATATCAAATATTGAGTAATTATTATAACCGAAAAAGGAGTGACACAATTTATACGGGAGATTTCGTGTATCAGGGTATGTTTGCTGGCCGTTCTTTAGGTAGTGTTGAGGATGAAACATTGATAATAGAAAGTAGAGTTCCGGAACTGATAACTACAACAACAGATGATAAAAACCCTACTGCAGAATTAACCGGAACCGACCCTGAATATAGTTATTTTACATCTAGCTTAACAGTGTCGGAAAGATTAAATCTTTTTAACACTAAAGGAAAATATTTTAATGATTCGCCTAATAATCCTGGAGGGGGGGTTAATAGGATAAAAGTAACATTCCAACCGGAACTAAATGCTGGTAAATTTCATTACGATAATGTTATTGCGGTTGTTTGTGATTCATCATCAAGTAAGGTAATATCAGGGTCTATTATTACTTTTCAAGATATTTCATTATCAAAGGATATAAATATAACCGGAGATGGGGTATCATTAAATGAATACGGTACTTACTCAATAACTGGCTCACCAATTAATAATAGTGCTACAATAAATGTTCAATATGCTGACCCAAGTAATACGGGAAATCTTAATATTAACAGTAGTGTCATGTATAATATATCTCAATCGGGAGATGCTAATTATGCTAAATTTCCAATGGATATAGAATACTTCCAAGTTATTACAGGAATGACTTATGTTGAATATACAGGTATGTGTAATACAACAACAGTGTCAATACCTAATGATTGGAGTAATATTAATTCGTTTAATAATCGATTTTTAAGTAACACAATGTCGTTTTATCGTATAGACCCAGATAATCCAAGCATTGAGTTTAACTCTAACAATAGAATTTTTTCACCAATAGTTTATTATAAAAAACAAGAGAAACAAAGAGTTGTCTTTTTGGTTAGAGGGGTTGACCCCAATTCATCTAGGGTTA